AGACGGCCATCTCACGAGCCATAGGCACATTCGTTTCGTCTTGAATCTCGGTAAGTTCTAAAAATCGTGTAAATGAACCTGGTGCATACGCATCTAACGAACGAATTTCTTCTGCGATTGGATCTACTGCACCATGAAGTTCTTCATATAATTTACCAAAAAAATCGTGATATTGCGGAAAGTTTGGACCTTCCACATTCCAATGATAGTTGTGGGCTTTTAAGTACATGGCAAAAGTATCTGCCAAAACTTTACGCATTATTTCTACAAGTGTTTCCATTTTGTGCCTATTTGTTTGCTTTGATTAGTTTCATTAACTCTGCGGTCGAACCGACAAAAACTGCTTTGTCTATGTTAACATCTTTTGATGAACCTTTATCCGCCACCAAATCTTTTTTACGCTTTTGTACTTCAAGTAAATCTTTATTTAGGTCAGACAAATTCTTAATCAAATTGGCGGCAACTTCATACGCTCTTGGTGATTCAGAGTGTTTTGCAACTTGTAATAAATCGTCAATTGCATTGCCGCCTTTTTGAATTAGTTCACGAATATTTTTACGTGCAAAATCCGTATCTGTTTCTACAGAATTATCACCATCAACTGGGACAATTTCTTGTTTTGCTGCTTCAATTTTGATTGGTTCCACTTCAAAAATTTCAGACAACTTTTCATTAATCTTTTTCATTTTACAAATTAGGCCAATATGTTATTGTTTGATTGAAACCAAATGCATCATCTGGTTCAGCAGAAATTGGATCTGGAGTTGTAAGAACTTTTACTTGATGTAGTGGTGTAGACTCTAAAGAGTTGATTGTAAATGATGCGTTACTAAAATCACCGACAACTTTGTCACCAACTTGTAGGTATTTGTTTAAATCACCAACAATTAAAGTTCCAGTATTGCTGTTACTGAAATATAAAACTTTACCCGTCAATTGTCGATCTTCAACACGAATGTTTTCTGATGTTTGATATTGACCTGTTCCGTTCGCAAAGTCAACATATACAACTTGACCATCTAAACTTTGTGGTTCAATATAAATGTTTGTATTTGCTCTGCGAATAATTTTACCGCCGCCTTCACCATCGCTAGGTTTAACTGGAGGCCAAATGAAACCTTTAACTGTAAAAGATAAGTCCCAAAGTATTAATCTTGTGGTCGACATATCGCCTTCATAGTCCACAGAAGATGTTACTGAATTAAGTATAATTGGCAAATCATATTTTTGATCCATACCTGGAATAAAATCCACGGTCACATTAAAATCTGGTGTAAAAAATGGAAGAATTTGTTCCAAAATTTGTGTGCCATCTTCCGTGTTTCTCACATATATTGATAATGAAAACTCATAGTTATAAGGTATAGGTGCAAATTGTGTTTTGACGGTGGTACTTGAGTTTGCAGAAAAATTGCGAAGCGTTGTCATTTGTTTTCTGGTTGGATCATATGACAAACCATCTAAACTAAATGAAATTCTTGGCACAACAGTAGCAATTGATTTTGTTAAAGTTGGGTCGGATGTAATTAATGTCAAATACTTTTCTTTTGGACCATAAGATAACGGCACTTTAAAATGTTCTTTTTGCACACCAGATTGTGTTGTTCTGGTGACCAAAATGTCATTAAAAAGTGTACCAAAAGCTACAACAACTTTTCGTATTGTTCGATGACTAAAAAACTTATTACCTAACATTATGCTTCACCAAATGGGTTAGTTTCAGTCCAATCTAATATGCCATCAGATTCGGTTTCAATACGATTATTGTCAACAATGTCTTCAAATGCATCATTCATTGTCGCAGTATCAGAAACAACATTAGCCATCCAAACTGCACCTGATGTTTGTCCTTTAACATTAGCAGATATAAAATCACCTTGAACACGAATAATATCAACATACTTATTAGTACCAAGAGTGTCTGAACTGTGAACTATAGCTTGTGCTGTTGCGTTTGCTAAACTTGTGCCTTGATAAATGATTTCATCATTGGCAAATATTTTAGAACCTGTTGTGAGTGTAATTCTTGTTCTTGGATAGTTATCTCTAATTTGATTATCAACTTCGCTAAATCCCGTACTAATAATTTCATTAGAAAATACAAATTGTTTTAATTTTATAGCATACACATAAATGTTGGCATCACGACCACGGCCTAAAGTATAAAACATTGCTTGATCATTTTCACTCTCAACGAAAGTAATTTCAAAGAAGTTTTTCATCATTGGCAAATAAATCAAATCACCTTCTCTTGGTCGGGTCAAATTACTTGTTGATGTAGCATAAGCAAATCTTCGGCGAGAAACCAACATTGTAATTTCATCACGAATTTCGAGTCCAAATTTTGTTATAAAATCTCCCTCACCATCCATTCCTGTTACATTTTCCAAGTACATTTCAATTGGATGAGCAGTCAAATATTCTTTTAATGTATCTTCACCATAAATGTAATCAATTTGATTGCCATCTCTTACAGTTCTTGGAAGGTAATAAACATCCATGCCATAGATTTGCAAAGACTCAATTAGTAAGTCTTCCACAAGAAGTTGTTCTTGTGTTATGTGATTTAAAGGAAAATTATTGAAGTAAAAATTTGTAGCCACAAAAATTATCCTATAAAGATTTCGCTAGGCATACTTGTAGCATTATACATCTGTTCTTCCATACTCTTCAATTCTTCTACAGCTTCATCATATATTTGTTGGCCATTGAATGTTACACCACCAGGCATTTGTATGCCTGAAAACTTTTTAAGATTGGAACCCCATTGCATTTTGATCTTGGCAGTAGCATAGGCCTTAAGAAATCGATTGTCCCAAACATCTGTCAAACCAGCAACAGACATTGTTGCTGCAGCATTTGTGGCCGCCGGCGCACTTGTTAATGTAATATTTGTTGGCGAATTAATTTTTCTAACTTGCAATGATTCATTGCCAAAAGTAACAAAGTCATTTTCAACAATTTCTTGGTCAAAAATTGTGTTGGTTCCAATCACAGTTGTATTTCCCGCAACTAGTGAAGCTGTGCCAGTCAAATCAACAGTTTCTGGTGCCATTCGGCGATAACATTCCACAATAACATAATCACCAACTTCTAAATCTCTTGTCCAATCAATATCTAAAAATACTTTATTTTGAACACGATTAAATCTGAATTGTGGTGTTCCAGAAAATAAAAGATTGAGTGTTTGAATATGTTGCATCGTAATTTCATACGACACATAAGATACTGAAGTAAAGTCGTAAAGATCATGTAATCTCAATTGATATCTGAGGTCAAACATGTTTATAGAAGAATTTGAATCATCAAATCTTAAAATACCAGTCACGAAAAGTACGGCATCAGGACAATAAATCCAACGGCGGTCAATGTCCGCTTGGGTGATTTGGTGTTTCATAAAAAGTTTTTCTGTACCATCATAATGATAGTCGTAGAAAAACGCTAAAGCATCATCAATTCGGTCTTCAACTTGATCGTCATCAACGTTAATGTCGATGACAGGCCAACCTAATTTTCTAAGGCAGTAATCTTTGAATTGTGTTCTTGTTTTTGGAGATGCCATAAGAAATCCTTGTTTATTACCTATTTATCTCACAAATACTTTAGAACTTCTGCCGGTTTTACAAAAGCATCCTCCTTATAATCACATTGTTCCCACCACCAAAATTGTTGTTCTCTTAAATAAAAACGATGTTTAAGTATGTTGATATTTTCTGGATGACCAAATATTTGTGGATCAGACTGGCCAAAAATGACGATGCCTGGTTTACCACAATCCCACGCTAAATGTTGGAAAAAACTATCAACAGAAATCCAAGTTCTACATTCACCTATAAGTGTTCGTAGTTCTGGTATTGTTAAATTTTTTCGGAAGTCTTCAACTAATTGTTTTTCTTCATCAACACCAACTTGAACGATTGGTTCTTTTATTTGAGTTATCAATTCTTCCCAATATGGATAATTTTTTGGATTTTCTAGTCCATTTCTTAATGGTTTTGAATAGGGTGATATGATAATCATTTTACACCATACATCTTTTTAAAAGCATTTTCTAAAGAATCTTTCCAATTCCATTGATCCATTTTTCTATAAATGTTGTAGTTATCAATGTCGCCAAACAAACGCATTGCATCATCTAAGCTTCGGCCTGGAACAATTTCAGAATAACAAGTAAACACTTCTGGATTTTTGATATAAGGTAGAACATGGTTGAATACAATATGATCTCCCATACCGCAATTCAAAACAACAATTGTTTTATCC